AAAATGTCAAGCATTTTTTGAAATATTTTAAAAATATTTTTCACACTTTCAAATTTTCATCGATGAATCCTGCACGCACCATCTCTTCAAAATTGATCTCTGGCATCGATGCAATCCACATAAAATTGTCGTAAATTTGACCAGCAGCGTTGCGACCGTACGTTTTTACTAGGGTTTTTCCATTTCCGCAAATTTTCAAAATTGCAGATTTCCCATTTTGATCTGTAGCAATCACCTCTACAACGCTAGTGTTCCAGATTGCATCTGCAAATTTAAACATACTATATGATTGTGTATATAACTTGCTCATAAACTCACCTAAACAGGAGTTACTAAAGTGATACTATCAGGAATTTCTAGTTTTGATAGCAAGGGAAATAAGTCATTAGAATATGACAGCCCGCCGTGACCACAGCCTAGTAGCGGAATATATACTTTATTAAGGCGATATTTATCGATAAAATCAATTAACTGAATCAGACTTTGCTCAATTAATGAGATACTCGCCTTACAGTGAAACCCAGGAACAGTAGAACCGATGGAATAATTATTTTTAACTCTTGAAAGAATATACTTAAAATCTGACTGTGTATTTATCTTGATACTTACCGGCTTAACTGGAATAGCCAAAATTTGCGGTTGAGTTAAAAGCCATCCAACTACATTTCCATTCTTTTTAAGATGACTACCCAACTCGTATGAAATTCCAGGAAATCTAGTCATGGCTTCTTTCGCCAATCCGGCACCCATAACACCATCACCATTTCTCTTTATAAACCCGTTCGTTGGAATACCAATAGCACCATCATCAAGAACATCCCAGATATTTGTATTTTCAAGTAATAGCATTATAACTCTCCTATCTAAATTTTGGATCTTTTGATGGATTATATGGTCTTATACTTTTGGGGTCTATATTCAATAAAGATAGTGTAGTTAGTGCCTCGCTGCCATCCGGTAGTATAATAGTAATTTGATCATCTTTAAGTTTTTTAACTCTAAAAAGTTGATTGGCGAGATCACCGCTCTTTATCTAACGTTTTAAAAACCATTCCCTGTTTAAGGGATGATTCTTCATACAGAAAATCTCTAAAATCTTTAAATGACACATCAATTCTCCTTATATAGTATTTTACTACTTATATAAAGTTAATGACGTCCTTGTCTGTCACATCCCTCTAACCCAGTAGAGTACCGCGAGCCAAGATTTCCCACTTTTCAGGAAAAGCCTTACGAAGTTCGGCCAACTTCACAACTGTACGAATACTCAATTCACGGAAGCGAGAGTGATGCTCCTCGATGAAGTCAATAACTTCCTGGTGATACTGAGGATCAATAAACTGGTGAAGCATCGTGGTTGTAGTGATGATGTGACGAATTCGCATGATCTTTTCACGATCAGTTAGCAACACAGCATTGACATAGTGCGCACGACTGATGATGGCCTCATAGTGGCCCTGTCGGTTTTTCGATGATTCCTCAAGATTGGTGTTTGTAAGAATTACAACACAACCTTCAAACTCAAACTCCTGAGGAATACCTTCGGCTTCAAGCGCCATAGATAGTTTACGATACGAAACAGTTCGAGACTTGGTTGACTCAGTTGCCGCCTTAAGAATTTGAAGGCTTTCTGAATCAGTAAAAGCCTCATCAGCGTCATCAATAACTAGAACACCATTGCGCGCTCGATATAGTTCAATATAAAGAGCAATCGGAGAAATGGTACCTTTAATCTGGTGATAATAAAAACTGCGGTCATTAGAAAATCGAGACTTCAGTGCCTTGATAACTTCATAAGTCTTGCCAGTGCCTGCTGAACCCGATACAATCATAGATCGAATTTGAAGATCAGCGGCTGCTTCAGAAAGCAAAGTTAAAGAGCCGAAGGTATCCTGGATCCTATCAAATAGTTCTTCATCCGTTAAACTGTTGATTTCCTCAATTTTAGCAAGGTTTCGTTCATCTTTAGCCCTAAGAACCGGAGCACGTTCCTTTCGTTCTTCGAACGGGCCATCATAGCCATTTGCTTTCATTTTTTCGATAATTTCTTGTTGATTTGCAATCAGGTCATCAGCATTGCCAGTAAAAGTGATTCGTGTGCCTTTCTTGGAGAAACATTCAGGAATAGCCTCACGCAGCGCCTTCGTAAAAAGATAGCGACGTGCATTGGTCGTCGGGGGAACTTGAGCACCAGTAACAAACTGACTGACAATCGAAGTAAACATCGTTGCTCCTAAGTGTGTGAAGTTGTCTTGATGGGGTCTATCATATCACAAAAATTCAAAATGTCAAGCATTTTTTGAAAAATATTTTTTATGGTTTAAAAATCAACACTTAGGAGCAACTAGACAGGAAATTTCCTGTCTATATATAATGAGCCCGGCGCTTGATGCGCCGGAGGTGGGTGTAAAACTTGATCACGTAGCAAGGATGATACAAAAACTCAACTTAAATCTTGCAGCGAGATCCCTTGATTAACTCGTAAGATAGCCTCTGCGAGCATATCAGCGACACTAATCAATCTAATTTTTGAGCGTTCTATTTTTTCTTGGATAGGAATAGTATCAGTTACTACAAGTTCTTCTATTCGAGAATTATTAAAGTTATTGACTGCATCACCAGACAATACAGCGTGAGAGCAATATGCTCTAACAGATTTAGCACCTCTATCTAGTAAAGCATCCACACCCTTTAAAATTGTTCCACCTGTATCTATTAAATCATCAATTATAATACAATTTTTACCAGAAACATCACCAATAACATTCATAACTTCTGATTCATTTGCCTTTGGCCTGCGTTTATCGATAATTACAAGTTCTGCATTATTAAATTGCTTTGCTAAACTTCTTGCTCTTAGGGTTCCTCCAACATCTGGAGAAACAATACAAAGATCACTTAACTTGAGAGAATCAATGTCATTAGCAAAATGGCGAGTTGAGTAAATATTATCAACAGGAATTTTAAAAAACCCTTGGATTTGATCGGCGTGAAGTTCTATTGTAATAATACGCTCTATTCCTGAGACTTGTAATAAGTCGGCAACTAGACGTGCTGAAATAGGTACTCTTGCTGATCTTGGTCGTCGATCTTGGCGAGCATAACCAAAATAAGGAATAACTGCTGAAATTGATTTAGCAGATGCTCTTTTAAGCGCATCAGCAATGAGTAAAAGTTCCATAAGATTATCATTGGCTGGGCGACAAGTTGATTGAATAATAAAAGTGTCTTGTCCTCTAACATTTTCTTTAAGGTCAATAGAAATTTCACCATCTTTAAAATTAGAAGATTTAACTGGAAATAAATTATAGATTTCTACTGATTTATTATTCATAAAAGAAACAATCTTACGAGCAAGTGTCTTATTAGAATTTCCACTGATTAAAATCATTCCAAATCCTCCAAAAGTAAAGGTGAAGGTATTACTATATAATAATCATTAATACCAAATAAAACTTTATTTTTATTTAATAAAGCAATTTTTTCTAATCCAATCATTTGAACAACTTGAGGTAAGAGTTTATTTTCTTCTTTTAAAACTCTTTGGCTAATATCATCTCTATCATCATTGTCATTGATTGCTACCTTTGACTGAGCAATAATAGGTCCATCATCTAATCTTGGTGTAACATAATGAACAGTGCAACCAGTTTCTGTTTCTTTATTTTCAATAACACGCTTGTGTGTGTTTAAGCCTTTATATTTAGGTAATAAAGATGGATGTATATTAATACACCTACCTTCCCAGCGAGAGCAAAAAGACTTATCAAGAATACTCATAAAACCAGCCAAAACGACAAGGTCTATACCTAAATTGTCTAAAATACTTAATGCTTTTTTCTCAAATTGTACTTTTGGAATAATATATGTTGTAATATTATTATTGTAAGCAATTTCTATTCCCGCCGCTAAAGGATTATCTGTTATTGCTGCTATAACATTATAAGATGAGTCACTCTGAAGTGACCTACTGATTATAGATCCTAAGTTAGAACCTCTGCCACTAAAAAGAACAGCAACATTTATCATAAGTTTTAACCTTCATATACAATTTTCATTACCTCCTCCAAATAAAATTAAGAGTGTAAAAATAAATTTACACTCTTAACTATTCTACTAAAGATTAATTGGCCTCAAGAGCAATGTGGTACTCAACCTTATACTCTTCACTTCGGCTTGAAAATCGTGCCAGTCCTTTTTGACAGATAGTAACATCATAATCTCCTGGCATTAACTTCAAATTTTCAACCTTTAAAGTTGCGATAGTATCTTCAGTTGAATTAAAGCACTCAATAGGAAGTTTAATGTGATGTCTATTACCAACAGAATTTTTATTTAAAATACGAATACCGGAAGAATCAATCTCAATGTCTTTCAGTTTGAGTGCAGCAGATACCTTCATAATCTTATCAAAAACTTCTTTTGAAAGTAAAAACTTCTTATCTGTGCTTGGAAGTGTAATATTTTTATCACCAGGGCTTACAACAACAGAAGGGCTTGAATAAAAATACTCAGTTTGCTCACCACCCTGAGAAAATAGCATCATAGTTTCTTTGAATTCAATATCACAATCTTGTGAAAGAGAATATGCAATCAAAAACTCATTTAAATCGTAAATAGCAAACTCAACTGGGAAAACATCTGGGATATGAGCCACAGCAAACGTGTTTTTCATAACATTCATTGTTTTTAAAACACTACCAGGCTTAAATATCATTCCCTGATTAATAGTTGCAAGATTTTTAAGAATATCAATACCTACTTTTGATAGTTTCATCATTTACCTCATTATAGTTGAAAATAATAGTATAGCACTATTTTTTAAAATGTAAAGCCTATTTATTGATTTTTAATTACAGAAAATCCATTACTTTTTTCAATAATCCAATTTTTATCAAATTTATCAGTCCAGTGATCTGAATGTGACACTACAAAGATTTTGGTTCCTTCATTTTTCATAATTTTAAAAATATCAATCAAACTTTCAACTCCAGACAAGTCAGCAGAACTATCAAGTATTTCATCGAAAATTATGAAATTTACTGAAAGATTATTTTGCTTTTTTGCCAAGTCTCTCCAAGTTAAAAGCATTGCTAAATCTATTCGTAGTTTTTCTCCTTCAGAATAAGCATTATAAGCAATAGGATCTATTCCTCTACCAAGAAGTGTTTCTTCAAAGTTTTCATTAAGTTCAAATTTAACAAATAGCCCTAATGCTCTTAAATAGTTATTCATAGTAGAAATAATATTTGGAATTTGCCTCCTTATGATTGTTGTTTTAATACCACTGTCTTTAAGCATAGATATAATAAACTCTAAGCAATCCTGATTAGAACTTAATATAGTTCTTTCGTCATTTAATTCACTGTTCTGCTGCAAAAGCGATTCCAATTCTTTTTTATATTCTTCAATTTTTTGATCATTTGAAGATACTTTTATTTTTTTATTCTTTTCGGCTTGAACAATATCTTTTAACTTTTGCTGAATACTATGCTCTAATAGTATAATCTGATTTTCTACTTGTCTATTTTTTTCTATACAAGTTTGAATTTGCTTTACACAACTTAAAATTGCTGATATTTTTTCTTTTACTTGTTCTTGAGCAAGAGACAATTCTTTTTCTTTTTTATTAAATTGTGATATTTTTGATTCTCTAATTTGCTCATTTATTTCATTTTCACAGGTAGGACAAATATTATTATTAGAAAAGAACTTAATCTTTTTTCTAGCCTCGGTTATCTTATTATTCATTTTTAAAAGAACATCATTATAAGATTCCAATTTTTGATTTAAACCACTAATGCTATCATCAATAACAATAAGATCATTTTTCTTTTTCTCTATTTCTTTTTCAATCAAAGAGATATCTTCTCTAAAAGAATTAATTTGATCTTCAATTAATTTTTCGTGTTCTATTTGTCTTTTAATTCCTTCTTGCTCGAAGTCCTTGATATGTGATTCAGACATTTCTATCTGACTTTTTAACAGATGCAAAGAATTCTTAATAACAATAAGCCTATTTTTAATATTACTCATTTTAGTTTTTGTTATTTCATTCATTGTTCCAAGAATAGTTAAATTAAGAATACTCTCTATGAATTTTCTTCTATCTCCTTGGCTTAATCTTAAAAATGCTGTATAGGTGGCTTTACCTAAAATAACAATTTGAGTAAAAGTTTGAAAGTCCATTTTCAAAATAACTTTTTCAAGGTAGTCTTGATAGTCATCTTTTTTAGAGTTCTGATTTATTAAGTTTCCATTTTCATATAATTCAAAAACACCTGGATTCATTCCTCTAATAATGTGGTAGTTATCACCTTTATCATTAGAAAACCAAACCTCAACAACCATTTCCTTTTTGTTCTTATAATTAACTAGTCCGGGCTTTATTAATTTTTCTAAATGCACGTCCATAAAGAGCAAATGATAAACTATCTAAAATAGCAGCACTTTTACCTGAACCATTACTCCCTTGAATTAAAACTGATGACTTTTCTTCAAAGTCTATTGTAGTCCATAGATTTCCAAATGAAAGTAAATTTTTAAAACGTATTTTAGAAAATGTTAACATTCAACAACACCTCTTTCTAATGCTTCTTGATAGATATCAAGAATTATACTATCCAATTTATTTCTATCTATATGTTCTATTTTACAGGTATCCAAAAATTGTGATATAACTTCTATTGTATCAGTTGGAATAATATCATCTTTATTTTCGCTTGAAACTGTAATATCATTATTCTCTATAACTTCAACATAGTATGCCTTCGAATTCAAATTGTCAATTAAAACTTCTAATTTTTTCTTGTTTTTATTGTTATTAACAATAACTCTTACAATTTTATTTTCAAAGGATGGTAAGTCAATATTGCTTATATCAAAATCATCATTAAATTTAATAATCTCATAGATATTATATGGATTATCAATAAAACATATTTTTTTAGTTTCAGTATCAAAAACTCCAAAACCCTTTGGATATCCATATTCTCCCCAATTCGTTTGTGATGGATTTCCAATATACTGAATAATCCCATTGGTTGCTCTTATGTGAAAGTGTCCAGAAAATACAGAATCAAATCTTTCGAATAAGTTAGTATCAAGTCCTTTACTACAAACTATTCCCTTTATTATCTCAAATGAGTTAATAGGAAAATGACCACATATAATACTGGCATTTACATTTTTAATCCAATTAATTGCTTTATCATTTATTTCTGGACTGATCCAACTGATGAATCCAATATTTAACCCATCAAAATTAATAGTCTCAAATTCTTCTATTAAGTGTATATTCTTAAATGCTTTGGTGATGGGCTTTAAACTATTAATAATATTAGTATTTTTAAAAGCCACATCGTGGTTTCCAAGAATAAAGTATGACTTAATATTCATTTCTTCAAGAGTATTCAAAAATAAATGAGTTCTATTAAGAATACTTGTTGAAATCATTTTCCTATTTTCAAAAAAATCTCCCAGCATCCATAATGTTGTAATATTATTGTCTTTTAAATAAGGAATAAAAATATCGTAATAGAATTTTTCTTGATTTTCTAAAAAAAATTGACTATTGTTTCTTACTCCGCCAATGAAGATCAGATAAAATAGCAATCTTCATTAAGACCAATCTCCAGAATTAAATTGAAAATCACCTACAATTTGGTCTTTACTTATTTTACAATCATCATCATCTTGAAGGCTGTAAATCTCATCGACCATAATTAATAAGTCTCTTTTAGCCAGTTCGGCCTTTTCCTTCTTAATTCTTTGAATAAATGATCTAAAAATAACTTTTGAGAAATAAGAAAAAGGGCTTGCTCCTGGTCTATCAATATCGAAGTGATCAAATACTTCAATGGCTCTTAGTATTCCATCTGCAACCATTTCATCTTTAAATGTATAAGAATTAAAATTATATCTTGTTCCAATTTTTTCGGCCATTAATAAAATATAGCGGCCGGATATCTTCTGGGATTTTTTCATTGGGATTATTCTTTTTTCTTTCAAAATAAGATCTAGTTATCTGAAGAAAATGTTTATTATCTAAATAATATCTATTTTTATTTTCAGGCATTTTTTACTCCAAATTACACGATGAAACAGTAAAGACCAAATTACTACAATTCTATTAAAACCATTTTCTATTCAGTTAGGTCAGGATCCGAATAATAAGTTGATAGTCATAATTCTATTGCTTTATATTCTATGTTGAATCCTTCTTGTTCGTATATTTTTAACCTTTCTACTGCGTGTTTAACTGCAAAGTTATTATGTTTATTATAAGACAGATTATCTAAAATGTCAATAAGAATTGCTTTATCTTTTCCAGCAAGTTTTCTGAGTATTCGACCTATCGATTGTAAAGTTCGTATTCTGGCCTTATACGGATGCGCAAAGATCAAAAAGCCTAGATTTTTGATATTCACACCTACAGCAAGTGTTCCAAATGAAGCAAATAAAACAACATTATTTTCTCTTTCCATTGTTTGTCTTATTATTTCTCTTTCTTCTGCTTTAACATCACCAGATATATAATAGACCTTCTTTCCAAATTTCTCTGCCTTTTCTTTGGCAATCTCAAATAAGATTTCTCCATGCTTGTCAATGAAATTAAAAAGCAATAATGTGTTCTTAGGCTGACTTAAAGCAGTCTCAATTAAAAAGTTATTTCTTTTTTTATGACCTACAATAAAATCAATTTCTTCTTGGTAGTCATACTTTGATACTTCTTTTCTTTCTTCTTTATTATATTCTAGCGAATATGATATAATCTCTAACTCACTTAAAACACCAATGTCCATTAATTCTTTTGTTGTAGATGATTTTATTAAATTGCCAAACCAAGCCCTACATTGAAGTTCATGTGTTTTACTTCCATCAAGTGTTCCTGTAAAACCAAATCTATATGCTACGTGATCCATCTTATTAATGATTTTAGATAGTGCGTCGGAATCCGCTTGATGGGCTTCATCAACAATAAGAACATCAAACTGATTGAACCATTCTTTTTCTTGTCTTAAAAGCATATTCCAAGTTGATATCACTATTCTTCTATTTGTAGATTTTGATGCTCCGAGATACTAACTGATAGCACTGATCGCATAGAGTTCTATCACTTTCATAAGAACAAAAATCTGTTTTCATCTGTAATACAAGATTTTTAGAGGGGACAGATATAAGAACCTTACCTTCAACTTGACTCAATAAAAAACGAATAATAAGATAAATAATGAATGACTTTCCGTGATCCGTGTTGGACTTAAAACCAATGATCTATTAAGAGTTATACTTTTAATAAATGTTTCAACTTGGTAATCATAAGGTTCTAATAGAAGGTTTGGAAAAACTATATCCTGAAATTTCTCAAGATCATTTTCGAATGAAGTGAGTTTTAATGATTTATCAACATTTACCTTCCATTGGTTATCTTTAGCCATCTTTAAAAGATATCCAAGTAAACCTAATGGTAAACGGTTTTGTTTTAAATCGTAAAGTCTTATTTTACCATCCCAAATACCATACTTGTATTTTTTCATAAATTTATAACCAGGAACAAAAAAACTAAATTTTTCGTATATCTCCATCATAATATCTTTTTCACATATTACCTTGATGAAAAGTTCATTTATTTTATCAATTTTTATCATAAATAACCTGTTGTTTTTATTAATAGATTTAAAAAAGAAGTGAAATCGTTATATCAAGGAGTAGTTTCCTATGGGTTTTACAAAATACTAAAAATCACTTCTTTTTTTAATTGTATAATCAATCAATTAGAAACTACTTTTTAATGATTTTCACTTCTTTTTACTTTCCTTGACTCCAGTTTAAAAAGGCTAAAGCATTTCTAAAGTGATGTGATCTTTGATTCAAATTATGGTCAATAAAAGACTTAATTAACTCGATTTTATTTTGTGAATTAACTAAATTTCTTTTAACATTACATAAGTCATTATCTGCATCTAAATAAAAATCTAAATCTTGACGTTGTAGTTTAAGATGAAAAGGTTCTTTTTCATATACTTCGTCATTAGCCTTTCCAAGATAGTATTCTACTTTTTTACATTTTAATTTCTTGTATATTTCTTCTAATTGTAAAAGTTTTGTTTTTTCTTCTTGCCACAATCCAAGATATTTGGCGTGTAATGAAATTACTCTAATACTCTCTTCTGCTATTTCACTCATATTAACTTTACTATCTTTTACTATCATTTCTTGAATATCAAGCATCTTCAAAATTTATTATCCTCAAATATACATTAATTTAAAATTTCTCTTTTAAATTCAAACCATTGATATCTAAATTCTACATTAAAACTTATGGGAGTAGGTGTTAAATTAGAACTATCAAAAGATACTTCACCGAGCATTGTAGGAAATGCTCCATAGAAACTATAAGTTAAAAGAACCTTTTTATTGGCACTTAATATATGAAGTTTAATATCCTTTACAAGATTATGCCAATCATCATCATCAATAAAAGATCTCATCCAATTACATAGTTGTATATAATTTTCAAAATCTTCATCCATTAAAATAACAGTATTTAAAGAACTCCACTCAGTGACATTTGAATATGTTGCTGTCTGATGATGTTTGTAATAAAGTTCTTGACCAGTATTAGAAATAGATGGAAGAGTAACTTGCTGTAAGAAATAATTGGTTGTAGAATAACTAGGAATTTCTAATTTAAAGTTTGTATTAAATGCAATATTGTAATTTGTAATATTTTCCATTATGACAATTTTCCTGATTTAAAATATGTTTTTGCTTCATTAGATAAAGGCTTATCTAATTCTTTATTTTTACCTGTATCTATATTTTCTTTTAACCAAGAATTAAAATTTTTCATTTTATATAATAACTCCCTTATAAAATTTACTATTTTGTAAATTTATTAAAAATAAAATACTATTATATTAATAACTTACAACTATTTTAAAAACAGAAGACAATAGGACTCTTTGCCACTTTTCCTTTCCTGTCCTTGCTTGTCTTTATTTTTCTTTTGTATTTTTACAACCACTTTACAACACTTGTCTTGTCTATATTAATCCTTTCCTTGAAAAGGATTATAACAGTTCTTTAACCGTTTGTCAAGCGTTTTATTAAGCATTATGATTATTTTTTATTTATAACCAATAAAAAAACCCTCCGGAGAGGGTTAAAAAACTTCCTTGTTTTATTGTTATTATATAGTCCTACTTTTATTTATACTTTTAAAAATTTACATTTTAAAAACCAAATTGCCACAATCCCATATCCTATCAAAACCATTAACCTTCATATTTTCCCATTCAGTTAGGTCAGGATTAAATGTTTCCAAAATATTTGGAAGTTTGTGCTTTTGATATTTCATTCTGTTTTCTAATACTTGATAATCCTTTGTATAGGAATAAGATGGATTTGAACTATCTTGTTGGTTCATTCCCAGTTGCAGGTATAAATTTCCTTGACTATATCTTCTGTCTGCATAAGTTATTAATGATCCTTCAGGTCTTTTATTAAATAGTTTTGAAGCACCACCTATCACTTGAGTATCTTTTTTATTACAGAACCTTAAAAGTTCCCAATTATAACGAGATGAAAATCTTGGTCTTGTAAAACTCATTAAAGAAACAAGTTCACTCTTATATTCCAATCCTAAACAAATACTTGAAGGTCTATATCCTTGAAAATGATTTTCATTTAAAAAATATTTTTCAACTATATTAGGAACCTGAATGACTTTACATTTTCTGGCACCTATTTTTAATTTATAAATTCCTATTTTAGAGAGTATGATAGACTTTATAATATCCCATTTATCTTCTATTTCTATATCCCAGAATTGTAAAAGTCTTATTCCTTTCTTTTCACAAGCAATAGTTTTATTAAGATGGTAATTTCTATCCTTTCCTCCTGCGATTTCAGAATGCCAATAAATTCCATTGACTTCTATTGCTAAAGACTTGGAAGGAATGTAAATATCAAGTTCTAATGGCTTGATAACTTGTCTGTTATTCACTTCAAATTCTATTTGATATTCATTTAAAAGATTGATCACTCTTTGATGAGGTTGACTTATGAAATATTGGAATTTCCAATCAGGTCTAAATTTGTGAGCATAGAGATAGCAAGTCCTTTTTGAAATTTGTTGTTTTGTTATCTTCTTTGCTTCAAAAAAATCTTTTCTATTCTCCCACCACTCTTGAGATAAAAATTCTTTAGGAATATGTTTTTGGGTATAAAAACTTGATCCATACCTATCCAAACAAGTTTGTTTAACTTTATCTTTAATCTCTTCAGATTGTAAAGGATTATTAACACCATATCTATCAATACAAGTCTGCTTAAATTTTTCTTTAATCTCTTCAGATTGTAAAGGGTGCTCTACTCCGTACTTTTTAGTTATTATCTGTTTTATTTGATTTTTAATCTCTTCAGATTGTAAAGGATTATTAACACCATACCTATCAATACAAGTCTGTTTTATTTTTTCTTTGGTTTCTTCTGATTGCGATGGATACTCTACTCCGTACCTTTCAATCATAGTTTGTTTTATTTTTTCTTTGGTTTCTTCTGATTGGAAAGAATAATTAACTCCATATTTCTCAAGACAAGTATCTTTCATTTTTTCTTGAACTTCTTGTGAGCAAGCAGGAGCAACTCCTCTATATTTTTCAAGACAAGTCTGCTTAAATTTTTCT